AGTTGACACACCTAGTTGCACACCACCATCGAGAAGACCTTTCACAATCTTACCCATCGGAGTATCCAATATTTGTGCCTTTCCTACCACATCATTACCCTGAAACTTCATTTCAGTGATGCGATGAGAAACTTTGTCAAGATTAACCGTTGGGCCTTCGGGGTGATTAAGTTCCCCAACCGCACGGTTCTTCTGAATCTGTTCTTTGTCGTATTTGCCTACTGCCTTCTCCATAACTGGTTTAGGATAGACACGACCATTTCTGTTCTTTTGGTCTGCTTGTGCAAAGACACCTTCGATGACGTAGTTTTTTTCGCCATCTTCGTTCTTTTCGATGATACACTGAAGTGTATCGTTCTCGGTGTATTCAGTAATAAGTTTCATTACTTCAGTGCCTTTGTTACTTTTTCAGCAGACTGTTCTGCTTCTCGTTGTGATTTGAAGGAATCCAAACGGTCTCCATCAATATGCACAACAAATTCATTTTTATCTTTTGTAATCAATACGGGAAAACCGTTCAACTTTTTGTTGAATACAGTTTTACCAGCAGGTTTACGACCCGCTAATTCAAGTAATATTTCTTTATATGTCTTCATTACAATATTATTTATACAAAAATACTTTTTAACGAATATTATTCAGTTTCGTCTTCATAATCGTCCAAAAACTCTTCAATTTCTTCGTCAGAGATGTCAATATCGTCTTCAATGACTTCATCCACGATGTCATCTTCGTCTTCAACGACTTCATCCACGATATCATCTTCGTCTTCAGGGTCTCCATCTGATACTCCATATATGCTACTTGCTACATCAATTCTTTGGGCATTCAACGCCGCCGCCATTTTATCTTGGATTAGGCTGTTGAAAGAACCCTCTGCCTTGTTCAACTCACCATCTGTGATTTGATTTACAAGGTCTTCGATTGGATTTGTTTCGGTTTCACTCATTTTATACTTCCTCGTCTTGTTCATCGCCACCTTTGGCGTTTTCTTTTTCAACTTCATCTTTCATTTGTGAGATATCTTCCTCAGAGAACATCATGACATTCTTCATGACCCACTCCCGTGAGAAGTATTCTCCAACATAGTTTGACACTTGGTCAAGAGTTGTAAGTCTTTCACGAAGTAACTCCGCATCCTTCAACTCTGTAAAGTGATTGTCTCTTTGATAATCAACGTATACATCACTTTTCCACATTTCCCAATCTTGTTCGGTGATTACACCTTTCAAGATTAGTTGTTTTCTCAGGATATTTGTAAATACCGTTGAGAATCTTTTACGCAAACGGTCAATAAACTTCTGAAACTTCACTTCATCTCGTGAAATCTCAGTCGCACGACCCAAGGAGAACTGTGCTTCTTGTTCCAAACGATTGATTGGAACATTCAACGAACGATATAATCTCTTTTGGAAATAAACAATATCGTCAATCTGTCCAAGGTTTTCACCGCCAGGTAATGTAGTAATCTCTGTTCCACGGCCACCCTCACGCCGTGGTAACCAGAAATCCTCCAACATAGACATATGTTTGCGGTCATCCTTGAGTTCACCTGTGCTTGCGTTATATACTAACTTGTTTCTATAACGAGTCATAATATCTTTCATATATGCTTCGGATTTGTTCCGTGGCATATTACCGACATCAATATAGAAGATGCGTCTTTCAGGCGCACGAGCAAGACGATAGATGACAAGACTGTCTTCCATCATTCTTAATTGGTTGATTGGTTTGAGTGCCTTGTGAAGATAAGACACGACCTGTTTCTTTGACGGGTCAAGAAGTCCACTTGTGGTGTAGGATACTGAGTCAGGTGATAATCTCACACCCTGATTCATTCCAGCCTTTTCTTGAAAAAGATAGAACTCGTTTACTCTATCAACGACCTTCGCACCAGTAGCAGGGTCTTTCTTATATTTTACTTCTTTAACCTTGCGAATCTTTGCGGCATCAATCGGACGAATCTCCTGAATACCAGCCTTCATATTACTTTCATTTACAACCAAATGAAAGACAACACGACCATCCACATAAAATGAACGGAAAATATCGTGACCGAGTTCAGAAAATTTCATCATGGAATAGATGTTATTGAACTCTTCGGTCATTTGTTTTTTGATGTTGTCTTTGGCATCAACTTTGTCTAAGTTGATTTCGCATGATACACCTTCTGAACCAACGATTGATTCATTTACAATATCTTCAATAGCGGCATCAACTTCAGGATGATGTGATACACCCCGATACTTGATAATCAGTTGTTGATTATCTTTGGCCTGAGCCCCATCCATATCAACATATTGTCCGTAATGAGAACCAGACGCAGTGATATACCCTGCGCCATCCTCATCAGTAGGAGCAACGATTGACTTTAGTTTGGGGTCTTCCTTTACTCTGTCAGAAGCTCTTTTGAGTTCAAAACCAAAAAGTTTGAAGATACTATTGTCTTGTTCTGCCATTACCTATCCATCTATAAAAAAGAGGTAGGGATTAACCCTACCCCTTTACTTATAATCAGATTAACTTGTTGTTGCGGATTCCCAGTATTGAACTTGGAACTCAACAGTGAACTCTTCGATTGCGTCATTTGTTTCATAATTGACTTCAATCTCAGATACGTTCGTTGGAAAACATCCACGGAAGTTGTATGTTTTCAATATTGATGAGTCTTTATCCAGTTGTTCAACAACTAGGTCTGCTTGGTAATCTACAGGATTTGTAAGACCAGTGTTAGCAGAGTGAGCGTTAATACCGTTCATCCAACGTTCCATTGCGTTACGAATAGAAAAATCAGTATCGTTGATGATTGTGACTGTCCACGGTTCGAATGTGCGGTCACCAGCAATCTTCAACTGTCTTCCTCTAAACGGAACTTCAATCGGAGCAATGATTGATGGTGGAAGTTGAGCAGTCTTACACAAAAACGATGTAAGTTCAACGTCTCCACCAGCATAGCCTGGGAAGTTCACAGTTGCCTTGAAGAGATTGGGACGAGCGCCCCCACCTCTAAGTTTTGATTTGAAATCTTCGATTCCTAGAATTGCCATCTGTCAATCCCCCCTTATACTGTGCCGACAACTTCTTCAAATTCTACACCAGTTCTAACAGCAACAAAGTTAAGTGTCACATAGTTGATAGAACGTGCAGGTTTGATGAAGATGTTTGCAATAAATTCATTACGGTCAACCACAGCGGCGGTATTATTCGTTTCGTCACAGACTACACGGAAGTCGGTAATACCTCTTCTTCCCTGAATCTCACGAAGGAATGGTTCAACAATGTTGACGAACTCAGCACGAGTAAACTCGTCATTGAATTCAAACATTACATTGCGTCCCGCTATTGCGATTGCTCGTTCAATACCCAAGAAGAGTCTACGAACATTGATGCGGTCAAACGCACTTGGTCGTGACTCGTTGGTTTTGTCACCAAAAAGAATAATTCCTTCGCCTGGAATATTTGCGATTGGATTGATTCCCGCTTTATACAGAGCATCTCTTTCTGCCTTAGTTGGTGAAAGAATGATATCTGTAATACCGAGGTAACGACCCCTGCGAGAACCAGCAGGAGAGAACCAAGGTGCGGCAACTAAGTCAGTCGCAGCCATCAGACCAGCCGTGCTTGATGCGGCAGGAATCTTGATATATTCATCATTATACTTATCAAAGACTTTGAGATAATTATTGTCTTGAACAAGATAAGATGATTTGGTGTATGTGTTGTTACATGCAAGAACAGCGGCGTTCGTGCCAGTTGTCACAACTGCGGTTCTACTTGGTGATGCCACTACCACACAATCCTTACGAGTTGTGCCAGCAGTTGAAATCAAGTCATTCACAACAGTTGTTGAGGTTGCGTCAGCGATAGACTCAGGTGCAATCAAGAAGTCAATCTCGATGTTGTCTTTGTCTTCAAACTTATCGAAACCACGAAGGATGTCGTCAGTTCCAAGTGTAGAGGAACTTACACCACTTCCAAGTGACCATGTGTTCTGTGCGATTGAAAACTGGAAGTCTGACTTAAAGTCTGTGTTTCCAGCCTGTGTTGAAGCAGTGTCCCAGTTAGCACCACGGAAGTCAGAAGCAGCCGCAGAGTCTCCTGTATGCAGAATACCAGCATACAACCACTGAGACTGTATTTTCAGAACATCACGATAGTAATTTGATGTTCCGTCCGTTGTCTTTGCGTTAGTCGCAACAGACAAGAATGGGAATGTTTCAAGAACCTCACCAACCGTTCCAGTGATTTCACCATCTTGGTCAATAACAGCAACATGAATCTCATCATTTTTACCGCCATGGTTTGACACGAATGTTGATGTGCCAGGCGCTGCGTCAAAACTTGATTTGTATGCCCATGCGTCAAAGTTAGTTGCTCCACCATTGTCACTATCTGAACCACAGATAGAAACTTGAAGTGAGTTACCAAGAGAGCCAGGATATTTAGCGAGGAACGCACCGTCTGAACTATCGACAGTGAGTGACTCAAATGCATCAAGGTTTTTGATTTGTTGTGCTGTAAGTGAACCGAGAATATTGTGGTTAGCAACAGCGTTCTTTGCGTCACTATCGACTTCACGGACAACTTGAAGTGAGTTAGAATATCTTAGAAAGTAAGCGGCAGAATGAAAATCTACCGAATTACTTGTGGTTGGCGCAGAAAAAGTGTTCACTAACTCGGTTTCTGTTGAAATGAGTTGTGCTTCACCTGCGGCTCCCCAACCAAAATTGCCTACGAACGCACCTGTAGAAGTCTGGACATTAGGGACTACGCCCGTAAGGTCAATCTCTTTTACAGTTACGGCAGGACTTGCTGAGGGTGTAAAAAGTGCCATAACTTTTCCTTTTATCGTTTATCTAATAATAAGTATTCATAATACGGTAGTTCAATACTTTTATTTATACTTTACCAATCTTCTACACCTATTTTGTAGTCTGAGTAGTTATGCCAGTTTCCATTCCACTCTTTTTGTTTCTCTTCAAACTCAGCTTGGTCAACTCCATCATCAATATGTCCGAATGGAGGAACATCATCATGAATTTCTTGCATCTTTCTTTCAAACATAAGTTCTTTGAGATTGATATCTGTCATGTCAGAGAAATATTGTGTTGATACAAAGTATCCAAACATCACTAGATTCATCATCAGGTCATCGTGATTACCATCAGATGCCTCATATGATTGACCTTTTGATACAAAGGTAGAGACCTCTAATATAGTTTCTTCATCAATAATATCTAATTTTCTATTTTCTAGAATGTCTTTAATACCCGAACAACCGATACGTTTTACCTTTCGGTTCATCTCAATACCAATGCGGTCAGCCTTCACGGCAGACTCCATATGAATATTTTCATACTCCATATCTTGATATAAACCCTGACATACAAGTTGTCCTGAATCATTTGCTTCAATAATTACATATGCTTCATTATAGAGGTTTGCATACTTATATATAATATTGGGAAAGAGAATTGGAGAAATAGTATTGTTGCGATAAACGGCAACCTGTTTGAACGGTCTAGTGCCAATATCAATTACCGTAAAGGTAGAATAATCCTGCCCTCTGCCCTTTGACACATCAACCGTCATGATGTAATCGTGACCTTTGATGGGTTCTTCATAGACCAACAGGTCGCCACCTTCGAATACTTTTTTAGGTGGTTTTGCACGAAATGATAACAACGTCTCGGCGTTGACTAGGGTATCACCTGTCCCAAAGAAGGTGTTGCCAAACTCTTGGTCGAACTGTAGTTGAGAAGTATTTGCGATGGTTTGTCGCTTCCACTCTTCATCACGGCCAGGCACATCCCACCAATTCACTGTAAATGGTGAAAACTCATTTACTATTTGGATTGCTCCTTCCCAGATTTTGTGGAAGGTGTTTCCGATGCCGTTCGCAGTTGATGTAATGATGACTTTAGTTTCTCGACCTGCGGAGATAACTGGGTATGTCGATGTGTAGAATTCATTGGCTCGTTCCACGAACGCAAACTCATCCAAAAATAGTAGATTAACAGACAGACCACGAATGGAACTGCCACTTGTAGCAGCGGCAATAATACGAGAATTATTAGAAAACTCAATAGAACCCTTGTTAAGAGCTTTGCAGCCAGGCTGTAAAAAGAATGGAAGATTCTCAAGCATGAGAGATATCCGTGCAAGCATCTCTCTTGCAACCGCACCCTTGTTTGCCAAAATAGCAACGGTCTTTTCACTGTGGAAACATACATACCAAAGTATATATGCAACGCTACTGATTGACTTACCTGACTGACGACACGCCAGAACGATTGAAAATCTATTTTCATTGAAGTGTTTGAACATTTCCTCTTGATAAGGATATAGTTGAAACGGAATAAGTCCGTCATCAAGAGAAATAACTTTCAGATAGGTTTTTGCAAAATATACAGGGTCATTAGAACACTTGATGTATTCTTGAAGTTGGTCTTTTGTATATTGTTGTTGAACCCCGTCACGTTTGACATTGGGATTACCTAGATAACTTTCCTTCTGGTTCAGCATCTATCACCGCCCCCTTTTCTTCGTTGTGAAGCAACCTTTGTAAATCAGCCGTTGTTCCAACGAAAAGATTGTTGGTGGTATTACCTACCTGATTTGGTTCATCATCCTTTCTGTTGATTTCCTTGTTTTTCTTATTCAAGTCCATCAATTTATCATTGATGTCTGCCATGTTCTTCATCATACCTGACAATACTTCAAATGCTCTAGGATGTTCACTCTCACGAGCAACTTCAATCATTAATTCTAAACTCTCTTTGCCTTTTTCTAAAAGGTTATAGTAAGTATCACGAGAGTATTCATAGTCGTTTTTTACGTTATCGGTCACGGTGCGCTATCCAAAAATGTTTCAGTAAATCCATAATCACTATCCGCACTTACCGTAGTGGGGTTTGGAACTACCTTGATTGTCTCCAAATAGACATCACTATCAGATAGTCCTGCATTCTGAAGAAACAGATTACTACGAACATCACGAATAATTCTGTTCTCATTAAGTGGGCCATGGAAAGCAATCTTCATTTCGAAGTCAAGAGTATATATAATTGTCCTTCGTTGTTCAATCGCACCCTCATAGTCATCCTGCATAGTGACACTTGTAAGAGTGATAGGAACATCCTCAACTAAACTTGGAATGTCACTGAAAGGTTTCACTGATATTGTATATTGAGGCGCAAAGAATGGTAAAATCTGTTCTACGATTTGTAGTGAATCATCTTGTGACTTTGCATATACATTCAACTGAAAGTTCAATATGTAGGGTGTAGAGGTGAAAAGTTTCTCTCTCTTT